CCTACAAGTGATTGGTATGGTTGTAGAAAAGAAGTATGTATTAATACAGTTATTAACGACTGTAACGATCCTTATATAAGAGATCAATACAAAGGATGTGGAGCAAACATTGAGGGAAGATGCGACCCTTATTACTGTACTAAAGAACAAAGAGCTTGTGGTCTTTTATTTGCTACTTCATTAAGCGGCGGGTTCTATAAACAAGCACTTGATTATGAACAGTTTTACCCGCTTAATACCTGGAAAGAAATATTTAAAAATAAAACTGTTTTTTATAAACCCTAACGAAACCTATTAATCATGACAATTGAAGGCGATCAAACAGTAGAACTTTGTAATCGTACGCATTTGTATGAAGATATTACCTTTAATACTCCTATTAAAACCATTGCACAAAACGGTCAAGATTTTAAGCTTGTATATAGTGACTATCCAGAAGTCGGTCAGATCCAAATTAATATGGCCTCAACTGGAAACAATTGCATTTCAAAAGTTGGTGCATTAAGTGTTATTTATCCACGACATGGTACTCCTCGGAGTGTACCAGACCCAGACAACCCTGGTCTATCGTTAAAAGATAGCTATGGAGTCATCATTATGCAAAGTGGTCTTAGAATGAATAAGTTACGAATACAGACTGTACCGGGTGATGCCAACTCAACTTCACCAGCCGGTAATCATTTTGGAAAAATAGAAATGATTGGAGGCTCAGGTACATTAGATCTGCAACTATCTGCTAAATTCAGTGGAATTTCTGAAGAAATTGGGGTAATACGAGCTACTACAGCTTTTATAACTACTAACTCGATAGCGGGCGACAGTGCGGGCGCAGCAGGTAGCAATCACAAAAATAGGATTCAGATAGGTGAAATCGATGCTTATGACTTCGTAAGCCTGAGTGGAGTATCGGGTGTTGTAGGAGATGTTCAAGCATCAATATCACAAGGAAGAGTACATTATGGTTTGAATAGATTAGAGGGAGGTATAGTAGAGTGTAGTGGTATTGAGATTGACAAATCTACTTTATTAGGTACTGAATTAATTGCTACGACAACAGGGTTTATATTACCACCGGAGGATCCTAAAGTAGTAAAAAATTTCTTCACACGTCCTGATGGTACAAGAGATTTTACAGAAACATTTGTTCCCGCTCAGTCAGTTACTAGTAAAACACCATATGTCAGTATTAACAAATCTATTTTAGTAGACACTCCTATAAAGACACATGATCTAACAATATCAGGTTCTGGTGTTGCTGAATCTTTTAATTATGACATCGAATTCGTCAGAAGGGCAACTTGCGAAAACTACGGGTTCATGGCTGGAACTATGAAATGTAAAGATCCTTTTTATATACAAACAACAAAAACAATGGTTGGTCCAAAAGGTCAGAAAAGGGTTCTAGAAACTTATGCGGGCCCTAGACTCAAAACAAAATCTCTGCGATTTGCATCAAAGGTAACGGATGTAACAGCGTTTGTACATGAAGGAAACTACGTTGGTAGTACCCAGCCTACAATTGAATCTAATATAGAAATAGAACCGGTAGACGCAATTCTAGAAAAATTACCTTCAGGTAACATCGGCAATCACCACAAATACAAAAAAATGGATAGAAGCATAAGAGTCTTTTCTGATACAGTAGTTGATGTTCACGCTACAGGGGCCGCTGGCGTTAGAAACGGATTAGATGGAGCATTACATATCAAGGGTACACTTACAGCACCAAGAGTAGGAGCACAAAATTTTATAAATTATGGCACAATAGTTGCTAATGATCTTGCAACTCTTACAAATGGAATAAATTATGGTACAATTAGAGCTTCTGGTTTTAATATTGATGGAGGTTATAGTGGCGAGCCCGATGACGACGGACAACCTACATGGGTTTCTAATTTTATAAATAGTGGCGTACTACAATACTTTGATGGTTCAGAATTTCCCCATGATAATCCCTAGGAATTTAAATTTATGAATATATCTTATACTATAACAGTTTATAATGAATTAGAAGAGATAGAAAGATTGCTGCAATTACTACAATTAGCTAAAAGTAGCAATGATGAAATTATCGTAGTGCATACATATAGAGAAGAAAAAGAACAAAACACAGAAACAGATAAAAAAATACAAGAACTTTGTAAAGATGTAGAGATTTACAAACGATATCATTTTGATAATAAATTTGCAGAAATGAAAAACTTCACCAACAGCCTTGCCACAAAAGATTATATCATCAACTTAGATGCAGATGAGTTCGCCTCTGTTGAAACAATAAATATTTGGAGAGAAGCCATAAATGCAGACAACGATTTGTATCATTTGCCTCGCGTTAATACTGTAACAGACTATACATTAGATGATGTAAAAAAGTATAATTGGCAAATTAATACTAATGGTTGGATTAACTGGCCAGATTATCAACCTAGAATATATAAAAATAATGGTAATATTAAATGGATAGGTAATGTTCATGAGCAATTAACGGGTTTTACAAATGCAGCAGCCTTGCCAGCTAACCCACAATATGCTATAATACATCATAAGGCTATAGAAAAGCAAAGATCCCAAAATACACTGTATGAAAATATAACTAGATGAACTTATCTACCGTATTATTGTATTCTACTATAGACCACAGATGGCTGGATGAGTGTCTGTCTTCTGCCTGTGAAGTATCAAATGAAGTTATTGTTGTTACTTGTGATAGATTCTGGAATGGACAACTGGAGAATGAGCAATCTGTATTGGATAGTCATAAAATTATTGAGAGTTACAAAAATGCAAAGTTAATTACTACATCGTGGAGTCCAGGTTATCCGACTTTTTTTTGGGAAGCTCAATGTAGAGTTAACGGTATTTTAAATACTAGTCATGATTGTGATTACATACTATTTTTAGATACTGATGAAATTATAGACGTAAATAATTTTACAGAGTGGTTAGAAACCAAAGAGTATGCAAATTATGACTCTATGAAACTTGCTAACTATTGGTATTTTAGAGAAAAAAATTATAGAGCTAATACTACAGAAGATAGCATAGTGCTTATAAACAAACATTTAATTTGCTATGATGGAGCAATGGTTGTGCAAACTTTACCCACCGGTAGAGAACAGTATCATGAACTTATGAATTGTAATAAAAAACGTATGGTAGTTGGCACTGATGGTAATCCTATGATACATCACTATAGTTGGGTAAGAACAAAAGATGAAATGATACAAAAGGTCAAATCATGGGGTCACAACAAAGACAGAAACTGGATACCTTTAATAGAAGAAGAATTTAGTAGAGAATTTAATGGCAAATGTTTTGTCAACGATTATCAATTTACAACATTAGGATAAAATTATGTTTAATTATGAATCATCTATAGGAGAAACAGACAAGTTTAGAAAGCCACATAATTATCAAATTATTTTTCCAAACTTTTTTCTAACTAAGCCAAAAAATATATTGGAGATAGGCACTTCTTCTTGCGGGTTTGCTAAGTTTTTAAAAGATAACAAAATAGGGGAATGGATTGTCGGCGCAGATATCACAAAAGGATTAGTTTCTCACCATATACCTTCCAATTTAACTTGGGAGCATTTATTCGATGATTTTTTTGAGGGTGATGCCATGTCACAAGAGTTTCGTGATTGGATAGCTAAAAAAGAATACAAGTTTGACCTAATCTTTGAGGATGCATCGCACACATTAGAAATGCAAAAACATATGATTAGTACATGCGATACACTTCTATCTGAAAATGGTGTGTACATTACTGAAGATATCGCTTCATATATGAATGCAAAATCTATTATTCGTAGTGTACCTACTGCACTAAGACAGTATGCATATATTGCAGACCTTACTGACTCTATAGGCGACCCATATGATATGGTTGTAGTGGTTGATAAAAGAAGGCTTTAACATCATGAGTAAACATGCCTTTGTTATTTCTACTAAAATAGATACAGAAGAGTATAGCCATCTTAAATCAACTATAGATGCTATTACTAAATATCATCCTAACAGTACAATTATTGTTGTAGACTCTTGCTCTACTAATAAAGCATATATGCAAGAATACAAAAATATTCAAGTAGAAGATATTTGTAATAAAAATTATGAATACGGAGCCATAATACATGGGTTTACAAAATATAAACAAGAACATGATACTTTTATGTTTATGCAAGACAGTGTGTGTTTAACTGGAGATATTAATCAGCAAATAGATCAAGCTAAGAACGGTCGCGCTGTTGTAATACAACGGTCTTTTGATCCGGGGTACGATGATTATTCTTACTATAAATCTATAAAAAATCCTGTCGAAACACCGATCATTACACCTATATCTATTTATAATACTTTTATTATAAGTACCAGTAATATGCAAAAATTAATTGATTCATCTTTTTTTGCTAATACTATACCCCCAGTGAATAAATTTGGTTCTACGCATTGGGAAAGATTATTTTCTATATGCTGGACAAAAGTAGGTATAGGTACTGTAGTAGATGGTAACAATATTACAAAAACATGCTTAGGTAGACAATAAATGAATAAAACTATTTTCTGTGACATAGATGGTACTCTTTTAAAACATCACGGAGGGTTGTACCCAATTACACAAGAAAAACCAGAACTTCTGCCTAATGCTATTGAGGCGATAGTATCTTGGAAAAATAAAGACTATAAAATTATTCTAACTACTGGTCGTCCAGAAAGCATGCGTAAATTAACTATAGATCAATTAAATACTACCGGTATTTTTTACGATATGTTAATTATGGGTTTACCTAGAGGGGAAAGAATTGTTATTAATGATTGCAAGCCCGATAGAACTAGTACAGCCAAAGCGATAAATGTTCCAAGAAATTCTGGCTTTACAGCAGAGCATTTTATACTATAATATATTATAGCAAATAACAAGAGAGGAAAATATGTCTAAATACGACCATGTATCTGATGATTGGGTCAGAGAAGCCTTAGAAGAATATAAAGATAAAATAGATGCCAACAAATCACACGCATTAGATGTAAGTTCATATCAAGTAGACAAGCCTTGGGGTTACGAAGTATGGCTAGAGCTAAATGAATTTTATGCTTATAAAATTATTTTTATGAAAGCTGGTAATAGAAGTAGTTTGCAATCACATGAAAAAAAGATAGAGACTAATTTTGTAATTGAAGGGGAAGCAGAAGTTATTCTGGAAAAAGAAGATGGGACATTGGAAAGCAAAGTGTATAAAGCGGGAGAAGGTTGGTGTGTACCTGTAAATAGAAAACATAGGGTATGTGCAGTTACAGATTATAAAGCATTAGAGTGTTCTACTGCTCACCTCAATGACTGCATCAGATTCCAAGACGACAGCAACAGAGAAAGCGGTAAAATTCTTTCTGAACATCAGCCTAAGTGATAAAATGAAGGTATGCTTATTATCTGCTGGTCGAGGCACTAGAAATTCTAGTATTAAAGGACTTCATAAAGCTCTATTACCCATAGAGAACAAGCCTGCTATATCTCATATTATTGATAAAATTCCTGACAGCATAGATGTTATTATAGCAGTAGGTTATAAGGCCGACCAAATTAAAACCTACATTAATGAGATTCATCCTACTCGGAATATAACATTTGTTGATGTCGATAATTATGATGGTGAAAATTCTGGCCCCGGCTATAGCTTGCTTTGCTGCGAACCTTATCTTCAAGAACCATTTGTTTTTACTTCGATTGATACTATCATAGAAGAAGACTACCCATATATGGAATGTACCTATGATTGGATAGGAGCGTCTGAAATAAATGAAGATTGTTCCGACAAATATTGTTTAATAGATTCTGATGCTCATGGACATTTAAGAAAATTATATTATGGTAAGGGTACTTATGCCTATACAGGTATTGCAGGTATATATGACTATGATCAGTTTTGGTATAGTTTAAAAAATCCTAAGATTATTAATAATGAATATCAGGTGATTAATGGATTTGATGGGTTAAATCTACAAATCTTGAAATGTACTTGGTATGATATAGGCAACAATGAGTCATACAATGAAGTAAGAAAGAAGTTCCACAAAGAAGTAGTTGCCAATAAAAATAATGAAGCATTATTAATAGATAATAATAAAGTTACAAAGTTTTTTGATGACACTAATAGGGTTAAGCAACGACTTGAAAGGTGTGCATTTATACCCAATACTAATATTAGGCGTATTAATGACAATATGTATTCATATGATTATATCAAAGGACATATGCTTTCAGATGTTTATGATGAACGTATTTTACTACAGTTTTTAAATTATTATATAAAAAACTTTTATGAGCATAAGGGTACTAAAGATGATAATTTTATATCTAACTGTAAACTGATGTATGAACAAAAGACAATCAATAGACTAAGACCGTTGTTTGATAGTGATCTAGATAGAATAGATTACATTAATGGCATAAAGGTAAAGCCCGCACAACAGCTTTTAAAAGATATAGATTGGATTAGCATATATGATAAAGCAAAACCTGTAAGATTTCATGGAGATTTACAGCCAGAGAATATACTTTATGATAGAGAAAGACATCAGTTTTCTGTGATTGATTGGAGAGAATCTTTTGGATCTAGCATGGAATTTGGAGATACTTACTATGATCTCTCTAAGCTATACCACGGCCTATTGATTAATGGAACAACAATCATGCAAGGTCATTACAACTATAACATAATAGATGAGTCTACTGCAGAAATTAGTTTTATGATTAAGAACAATTTGTATAATCTAAAAAATATATTCAAACAATTTTGTGAAACTCATAATTTTTGTTGGCAAAACATAAAATTACTAGCGATAGTACACTATATGAGTATATGTAATTTATATAGTGATTTTGATAACAATAGATACGGCAACTTTTTGTTTTTATATAGTAAATATTTATTGTCTAAATGGGAGAGTGATAATGTTTTATCTTGATTTAGTTGCTTTGTACAAAAAAGAATCCTCAGAAAGATTCTATCAAATTGATAATGAATTAATTTGTAAATTTATAGAGATTATATTTGAAGCCTATGAAAAAGAAAAGACAATATTTGTAGCTGGCAATGGTGGCACCGCAGGATACTTGCAAAATTTTGTTGTAGATTTCAATATGCATCCTTTTGTGTCTGACGATAAAAGCAAACCAAGTAATATAAAAAGAAATAAATTTAAGTGTGTCAACTTGTGTGCTGATCAAGCCACTATAACAGGTATAACTAATGATTTAGGATACGAAAATGTGTATTTAGAGCAATTAAAGTATCAGCTTAAAGAAGGAGATGTTTTTATCGGAATGTCTGGTTCTGGTAACTCTAAAAATATTGTAAATGCTATGCAATATTGTGTATCTAATAATGCAAAGACGGTTTTACTTACTAGGAATCAGGAAAATAAATGTAATGAATATGCTGATTTATGCATTTCTTTAAATGGTAAATCATATTTTCCAGGACAAACAGGAGGTAATAATAATAATTTTCATTTCGAAGATATTATTTCTAAATTAACGCATTTGGCTTGCGGAGTAATTAAACAAAGGATACAAAATGCTTGACCCAAATAAGCTTAGAATTAAAGTTTTAAATATGGTATATCAGAAACAATCTGGCCATATCGGTGGTAGCTTTTCTATTGCTGAACTTATTAGCATACTTTACAATAACTATGACATCAATGGTAGAGATAAATTGATATTATCTAAAGGCCATGCAGTACCAATCATATATGCGGCATTGCATGAACTAGGTAAGATATCCGATGAAGATTTAAACCTGTTTAGAGAAATCAATTCACCGCTACAAGGACATCCAGATAAATTAAGACTGCCAGTACTAGATGCAACTACTGGATCTTTGGGTCAAGGTCTTAGCATAAGCATAGGACACGCTTTAGCACAAAAAATTAAAGATAAACATGGTACTGTATTTTGTATACTGGGTGATGGAGAGATACAAGAAGGACAGGTGTGGGAAGCACTTATGTATGCTCCTAAAGAAAACCTAAATAACTTAATTTGTTTTATTGATTACAATGGAGGACAAAGTGAAGGTTCTCCAGATGATATAATGCCCATATATAAAAATTTACAAGAAAAAATTTCTGCTTTTGGTTGGCACTGTCAAAATGTGGACGGTCACAATTTAATACGATTAAGTGATGCTATAAAAACGCCAAGTAAAAAACCCAAATGTATAATTCTTAATACAATTAAAGGTAAGGGTGTTTCTTTTATAGAAGAAGGTAGATGGCATTCATCTATCCCTAACGAAGAACAATATAATTTAGCACTTAAAGAACTGGAAGCATTACTATGAAAGCAACAAGAGAAGCTATCAAAGATGTTTTACCTTTGATGGGTGAGATTAATCAAGACATTGTTGTATTAGATGCAGATATAGGAGGAGCCACAAGACTAGCTTCGTTCGGTAAAAAATTTCCGAATAGATTTTTTCAAATTGGAATTGCAGAAGCTAATATGATAGGCATATCTTCGGGATTGGCTGAACATGGATTCAAAGTATTCTTGGGATCTTTTTCTTCTTTCCTAACTGGCAGATATGATATTATAAGATGCAGTTTAGCTTATTCAGAATCACCTGTAATACTAGTAGGCTCTCATGTGGGTATGGCTATCGGTAAAGATGGTGTCACTCAAATGGGTTTAGAAGATGTAAGTATTATGAGAGCATTACCTAATATGACAATATTAAATCCGGCTACATATACTGAGGCTGTAGAGATTGTAAAGTATTTATGTAACAATCAAATTAATGGTCCACATTATTTAAGGATTGGTAGACAACCAGTAGAAGACCCCATATCTGAACTGGACTATACTTTTGAATTTGGTAAAGGTTATCAAATATCTGATGGTAAAGATATTACTTTATTTACAACAGGCTGTGTTTTATCCGACGTACTAAAAGCAAAACATAAGATAGAGTCTGATACAGATTTAACCGTAAGAGTAATTAATTTTCATACACTTAAACCAATAGACAAGCAGATTATAGCTACAGCCGCAAAAGAAACGAAACACCTATTTTCTGTAGAAGATCATTCTGTAATTGGTGGTCTTGGTTCTATAGTAGCAGATGTCTTATGTGAAACCAAGCCTCAAAAGCTGATTAAACTTGGACTACAAGATCAATTTCCTGAATCTGGTCCTCCAACAGAACTATATGAAAAATATGGTTTAACTGCTGATAAGATTTGCGAAAAGGTATTAAATCATGTTGATAGATAAAGACACAAAATTATATTGTAGTTTTGCTAGAGTTGCAGGTAGTACAGGATGTGCGTTCCATAATGCTGGTTTTAAAAAGCACAATATTAATGCTATATATAAATCTTTTTCTGTACGTGATATATATGATGCGGTACAATGCATGCGAGTTTTAGATATTAAGGGTGCTGGTGTTACCATGCCTTATAAAACAGATGTGATACGTTTTCTGGACGATGTAGATCAAACTGCCCTAGATATCAATGCATGTAATACTCTGATTAATAATAATGGTAAAATTAAAGGATATAATACAGACGTCCAATCTGCAATAGATTATTTACAGCCTTTAGAACTAAAACACTTAGTAGTACTGGGTAGTGGAGGTTATGCTAAAGCTGTTATTAGGGCTTGTAGAAAATTGGATATTGATGTAAAAAGAATTGTCAGAGAGAGCTGGCACCAACTTCCAGAGGTAAAAAATCATACAGTATTTAACTGTACTCCTGTAGAAAATATTAAACTTCATGAATCAAATAAATTTATTGATTGTATAGCTACTACTCCAACAGGAAAAATATTAGCAGATAAACAAGCAGCTTATCAATTTAAATTATATACGGGTATAGATTATTAAATGAAAATATATTACAGAATAAGTGATACAGGATATAATAAAGTTAAGCCTGATTATATTAATAATGAAAATTGCTTAAGTAATTTTTGCAAGCACTTTTCAGATTGTGACATAACTATAATTGCAGATAATATCTCTGATAATACATATGACATGATTTGCAAATATACTAAGGAATCTAATATAACAAATGTTTATGAAGGAAACGGTGCTGCTACTTTTAACATAGCATTGACTGAAGCATTAAAACTAAATGACAGTGAATCTGTGTACTTTGTAGAAAATGATTACATACATCTGCCTAATAGCTGTAACGTATTACAAGAGGGTTTAGATTTTGGAATAGCATATGTAACCCTATATGATCATCCAGATAAATACTTAGATCCAAGTCTTGGAGGAAATCCTTACTGTCAAGGCGGTGCAGAAAATACTAAAGTTTTTTTAACTCACTCTACCCATTGGAAAATTACAAATTCCACAACTATGACTTTTGCCGCAAGAGTCGAGACTCTACGCCAAGATGAAGAAATATTAAGACGCTGGACTAGTGATACACATCCACATGACTTTAAAATGTTTATCGAACTAAATCAAAAAGGCAGAAATATTATATCTCCTATTCCTAGTTATGCTACTCATGGAGAAACAAAATGGTTATCTCCTTTAGTAAACTGGAGGAAGAGTGTTTAAATTTGATTATGATATTAACAAGTTTAATTTTAGTAAAATATTGTCATCGCTATTCGAAGTAGATAATTTAGAAAATATTAGTAGCGATATATCTGTATTAGATAGACCTCACGATCAGTCTACTGTCCACCACAAGAAGTTTTACTCATGGATGAAAGAGTCAGAATTTCCTCTACTCTACGAAAGTTTTATAAAACAATATGTAAGACCACTATATAAAACTAAAATAGTTGTACAGCAATATCCGACATTTAGAATATGTTATCCTAATAATGTAGCTATAGGCGAGTATCATAAAGATAAACACTATAGAGATAGTAATTGGGCAGAACAAGTACAAGAACTAAATTTCTTTTTGCCCTTTACAAATGCTTTTGATAGTAATACTATATGGGTAGAGTCAGAAGAAAATAAAAAAGATTTTTCTGCTATGGAATGTAATTATGGTGAATGTATACGTTGGGATGCGTCTAATTTAACTCATGGTAATAAAATTAATACAACAGGTAAAAGTCGTGTGAGTATTGATTTTAGAGTAATAGCATATGATAATTATATTCCTAGTGACACAGGATCTATTAATCACAATATAAAATTTAAAATAGGAGAGTATTACAAACTATATGATTAGCGTTATTATACCTACACTAAATACTCCTACAGCTTTAGATCTGTGTTTAGAATCTGCAATCGAAGGCCAAAATCAGTTAAATGATATTGTTGTAGTTGTTGATGGTCACTTTAATATTAATGAAAAGGTTTTGGCTAAATATGCTGGTAAGATACATGCACTAGTATTGGATCAAAATGTAGGCACTTCCAAAGCTGCAAATTTTGGTGTGTATGCTGCCCAACATGATAACATCTTAATTGTCAATGATGATAATGTATTTCCTAAAGATTGGGATACTATATTGTCAAAAATAGATTTATCTAATTGTGTGGTTGCACCCAATCAAATAGAACCATATAATAGTATATTCCACCAATTTCACATACATGATTTGGGTAGGACAATCGAGGATTTTGACTTGAATAAGTTTTGGGAGTACGAAAAATCTTTACGTCAAGATATGATTGAATATACAGGATCAACGTATCCTATATATATAGACAAATTTAATTTTTTAAGGTGTGGAGGTTTTGATAGTGATTATCCCGGTAAGCCCGGTATGGTAGCAGATTGGGAGCTTTTTATGAAATGTGAAATGAATGGATTAAAAATGCTAAGAACTTATCAATTGTATTTTTACCATTTTGTTTCTATATCACATAAGACTCCCGAACGCATCGCAAAATCACAAGAAGATGAACAAAAGTGTCACCTATTTTTTAAACATAAGTGGGGGCAATTTGCGCAACATAACCCATTGAACAATTCTAAACTATTAACGAGGGAAAAAAATGCCTAAAACAATTTTAGTCACAGGAGCAGCAGGTTTTCTAGGTTCTCATTTTGTAGAAGAACTATTAGTTAATACTGATTGGAACATTGTATGCCTTTGTAGGTTAACTTATGTAGGTGATTTAGAAAGACTATTAGATAGTTTACATGTTAAACAACATGCAGATAGGGTTAAATTAGTCTATCATGATTTAAAATTTGATATCCCTCCTCATATTGAAGAATCCATTGGTAATGTAGACTACGTTGTGCATATCGCTGCTAATAGCCATGTAGATCGTAGTATTGTACATCCTAAACAATTCTTTGAAGATAATGTAATGGGTACAGTTAATTTACTAGAATGGTATAGAAAAACTAATCCTAGTGCTTTGTTTATTAATTATCTAACCGATGAAGTTTTCGGTCCCGCACCAGACAATTACGACTTTAAAGAAGATGACAGATGGCGACCAAGCAATCCTTACAGCGCAAGTAAAGCTGGACAAGGGGCAGCAGGTATTGCTTATTGGAATACATATAATTTACCAATCATCAGTACCTATACAATGAATTTATATGGTGCTAGACAACACAAGGAAAAACTAGTAGCTAAAGCTATTGGTAAAATACATAATGATGAAATTATACCTATTCATGCTAAGATGGATGGAGATAAAGTTTTATATGTAGGACAACGACATTGGTTACACGCTCGTAATGCAGCTAATGCTACGTTATTCTTACTAAAACACGGTAAGCCGGGAGCACATTATAATGTTGTAGGAGACACAGAACGACATAATGATGATTTAGTTAAAGCTATTGCTGAATTGATGGGTAAAGAAGCACGAATACAATATGTAGATTGCGATAAAGCTAGACCGGGACACGACAAGAGATACAGTTTAGACGGTTCTAAACTTAGAGATATGGGTTGGCAGCAACCTATTGATTTCCAAACTTCACTACAAACCACAATTGAATGGATGTTAAATGATCAATCTAAAAAATATAGTTTCTAAATCTTTAATCGGATTAGTGGCTACGCTTGATGATGTTCGTTCTGTACAACGAGCATGGGAATATGCTAAATACAATAGTGCTTGGCTAGAAGAATTCGATACTATTATTTATAGCGTGAATGGAGACATAGATTATATCTCTAAATTTGGTGTTGAGATTGATAATATATTAAGAAAACCAACAGTTGAAATACTTGATAGTAAAAATTTAGGACATACCTTTGGTACGTTTGATAATGATAGAAAGATTTTTGACTATGCCAAAGACAAAGACTATGAGTATATCTGGAAATTTTCTGTAGATACTATAGCCCAATCAAATATCTTTGATGTACAAATAGATGAGTCTAAAGATTTTTTCTACATCAACAATATAGGATACGCTGCTTTTGCAAATACCAGTAAAAAACAATTAATATCTCAAATTAAAGATAAATCATATTTTTATCCACAAACAAATTATTATATCATTAAAAATAAAATTAAAAACTGGCATCCTTCTTATAATGAAACAATAAGTCTTCGAGATAAATTTGCAGAAGAATATCATAAACAAAATAATCCTGGATTTACACCATGGGAAGCTATACCGGGTTGCGATTGCGAATCGATGCTAGTTAAAACTATTGAAGAAAATAACTTACAACCATATCATTTATTGTCCGATATTGAAACTAAAAATATAGTTAATTTTGTCTACACATATAAGGTTGGTGATGGAAGCCATAAAAATGTACAATATACTAATATAGGTGGGCTATGTCATTATCATGTCATTAACCATCCCGTAGCAACTATATTGCCTACTTTACAGAAATTTATTACAGAAGATGAATATAACGCTCTGCAAAAACAAAAAGAAAGCGTAAAAGCAAATGATAAAGTTACACTCGACCATAATCCCTGATTGTGTATGGATTGAGCCTAAAAAATTTGAAGATAATAGAGGTATATTTTGTGAAACCTTTAAAAGCTCATTTTTGCCTCATTTTAAACCTGTACAAACAAACTATAGTTTCTCTAAAAAGGGTGTCTTACGAGGCGTTCACAGAACTCCATATGCCAAATTAGTCACTTGTGTCAAAGGTAATGTATATGATGTTTGCGTGGATTTAAGACCAGATAGCCCAACCTATAACAATTATTTTGGTGTGGTATTGCATGAGACTGTACTTAATAGTCTATATATTCCTCCATACTGTGGACATGCTTTTATAGCTATGACAGATTCCGTGCTGGTTTATCAACAAGATCACGAATATGATAAAACTATGGACGAAGCATACTGTTATAATAACTATGATATAAACTGGCCAATTGCTCCTACAATCATTTCTGATAAAGATAAAAACTGCTGTGACTGATAATATAAAATTACCTAAAGATTTTAATTGGCAGCATTATCTGGCTGTCAATAAAGATTTACAAAAAGATGGAGTCACAGATGAAACAGCCGCTATTGAACATTGGCTTAAATTTGGTCATAAAGAAGATAGAGAATATTGTCCCAAAAAAGACACCTTCTCACTAATAGTAGCTTGCAAAAATAGAACAGAGAATTTAGTTAAAACTTTACCGTCTTGGTTGTGTATAAATAAAATTACAGAATACATTGTGGTGGATTATGATTCTGATGAACCTATATCAGAAAATCCTTCTTTTAAATCTTGGAAAGACAATGCTCAAATTGAAATTGTTAGAGTCACAGGTAAAGATAAATTTAATTTAGGTCAAGCATACAATCTTGCTACGGATTGTTGTACTAATAATAATATTATTAAAATAGACGCCGATCATGCGTGTATAGATCCTAGCTTTTTAGACTACTTTACAGAGCCACATTTACAAACCCTCTTTATTCATGCAGATCATAATTTTAGTAATAAAGGACTATCTGGTTTCTGTATGTTTCCAAAATCAAAAAATGTATATTATAGAGAAGATTTAAATGGTTGGGGTTACGATGATTTAGATTTTTATGCTCGTCTTAGACAAAGACCTCATCCGTTTGAAGAAAACACAAAACTCAAAGAAATTATATTCTTCGATATAGAAAAATATATTGAGCATGTAGACCACGAACCTGTTCCAGACAAAGATATTATTCATTACTCTAACAAAATAATATGTTTAATAGATCCATATGTGCAACCTCTAAGACAGGGTTACAAACTAAACGATCAATCTGAAGTTGTGTTTACAAATCAAAAAACTATAGATAAAATATATTGCATTAATCTTGAACATAGAAATGATAGATGGGAATACTGTAGTGGTATACCAAATGTGGAAAGATTTGACGCAATCAAAACTACCGATAACATACACAAGTATACTGAATATAATTTAGGTTATGATCCTGTAGATCTAGAAGTTGCAATTTATTTTCATGTACACAAAGGTGCGTATGGGGCTTATCTCAGTCATTATTTATTGTGGAAAAAAATAGCAGAAGAAAACATAGATTATGCGCTAGTGTTGGAGGACGATATAGACACAAACTCTGTTAACCATTTGCTAGATTCTAATTTATTAATAGGTAATTACGATCTTATACAATTATCAAAAAGAGTGAGATTTGACAGAGATGACAATCCTGTTTTTGATGGTGCTGAATCTTACATCATATCTAAACAGGGAGCAAATACTTTATTATCACTAACACACTCTCCCTTTCTATTTAGTAAGCTAGGCGTAAAAAAATATAATAATTTAAATTATTTAGATAGTAAGCTAGATTTACAACTCCATAACTATAAATGGTCTGAACAGCCTGCTATCACCTGTCCTGTAGATAAATTTATGGGGTATGCATGTCAAACTGATTTGCTCGATTTGTTTTTATATCCAGTAATCGATATTAATAAATCTGTAGCTAGTAATTCAGACATAGGACTGTCAGAAGGTATTAATGCTTGGCACTTTGGTCATGATACTATTATACATTATTCAAAACTATTAGGAGGAAATAATGGATAGAATTGATTGGGTAACTTATTTTATGGGTATTGCAAAAGTAGTTTCTCAAAGAAGTCATGATATACATACACAGCATGGTTGTGTCATAACAGATAAAGACAATCATATTTTATCAACAGGCTATAATGGTTTTCCTAGAGGTGTTGATGATAGTGAATTTCCAACATCTAGACCAGATAAGTACCACTGGATGATTCATGCAGAACGTAATGCTTTAGCAAATTGTCTTACTAGACCAGAAAATGGCATAGCATATGTCACAGGACAATGCTGTAACGACTGTATCATGGCTTTATGGCAACATGGAATTACAAAAGTTGTCATGATGGACAGCCATGGAACAAAGCTTTTCGATGCAGAAGCTCAAAAAAGATTTGATTTTTTTGTACACCAAACAAAAATAACTGTAGAAAAAGTTAGCCCAGACTTTTCTTGGGCAGCAAAAACCTTCGGTGTATGACATTGTTAAGATAAGTAATTTTTTTCTTTTATGGCCTTGCAAACTCTAACCCAATGATTTATCATATGTGTATGACAAAATCAATTCTCTACAGGCCAAAATCATAGAATTCTAAGGAGCGAATATGTCGGCGTTAAATGAATTACAGAATTATACTTTCGTTAGCAAGTATGCACGTTGGATTGAAAGCGAAAATCGTAGAGAAACTTGGAGGGAAGCAGTAGATCGCGTTAAAAATATGATGCATACACAATATGCCGATAAAGACGTCTCTGAACAGATTGATTGGGCTTATGACTTGATGTTTAAAAAGAAAGTACTAGGTAGTCAAAGAGCTTTACAATTCGGTGGAGAACCTATTCTAAAGCGTCACGCCAAAATCTATAACTGCACCAGCTCGTATTGTGATCGTTTAAGATTTTTCCAAGAGTGTTTTTGGCTACTATTATGCGGTAGTGGCACAGGATTCAGTGTACAAAAACATCATGTATCAAAATTACCTAATCTTTCCATGAATAAAAAAGACAAGCGTAAAGGTGTAAAATATAAAATAGAAGATAGTATTGAGGGCTGGGCAGATGCTTTAGGTGTTTTGCTTAGTTCCTACTTTAATAAGCCTGCTGAAGAAAAATTTAAACAATACAAAGATCAGTATATAGTTTTTGACTATAGTAATATTAGAGAAAAAGGTGCTCAGTTATCTTCTGGTGTAGGTAAGGCTCCTGGATTTGAGCCACTACAAAACGGTTTGGAAAAAATCAGAGAATTATTGGAGGCATGCATTGAAAACAAACAGAAAAAACTCAGACCAATTGATGCTTATGATATTATTATGCACTCAAGCGATGCTGTATTATCTGGTGGTGTTCGCAGAAGTGCGTCGTTAGCATTATTTAGTGCAGATGACGAAGAGATGGCCAAAGCTAAAACAGGCAACTGGTATGTAGACAATCCGCAAAGAGCCAGAAGCAACAACTCGGCTTTATTGCTTAAAGATGACACTACGTACGAACAGTTTGCAGAACTTATGGAGTCTGTCAAAGAGTTTGGAGAACCGGGCTTTATCTGGAGTGATTCTACTGAAATGACATTTAATCCCTGTGTTGAGGTTGGTATGTGGCCTGTTGATGAAAAAACAGGAAAGTCTGGTTGGCAAGGCTGTAATTTATCTACAATCAATTGTTCTTCTGTAGTTGATGAAGAAGACTTTTATGAAAGATGTAAGGCTGCTGCGGTTATTGGTACTTTACAAGCTGGTTTTACGGGTTTGGATTATTTAGGAGACACTAGTAAAGCAATATTTGATAGAGAAGCTTTACTAGGAGTCTCACTGACAGGTATTATGGAGAAGCATGAATTGGTACTGACAGAAAAAGTCTTAAAGAAAGGTGCTAAAATCGCTGTTGATACCAACAAAGAATTAGCTAAAAAAATAAATATTAATCAAGCAGCAAGAGTAACTTGTCTAAAACCTGAAGGTACCAGTAGTAGTATGTTAGGTACTAGTTCTGGAATTCATCCTCATCATGCAAAAAGATACATAAGACATGTACAGGCTAATATTTTAGAACCTCCCTATCAATACTTTAAAAGTTATAATCCACAAGCATGCGAAAAATCATCTTGGTCAGCAAATGATACAGACGAAGTTGTTAAATTCCCTATAGAAGTGCCTGATGGATCGAAACTTAAAAACCAACTACCAGCTGTAGAAATGCTGGGTGTAGTAAAAGATGCACAGAAGAATTGGGTTCATTCTGGTAAAAATAGATCTTTATGCACTCAAGATTTTTTGAGTCATAATGTCAGTAATACAGTTACCGTTCAACCAGAAGAATGGGAAGATGTAACAAAGTTTATTTATAACAATAGAAAATTCTTTGCCGGTATTAGTTTGATACCACAAAGCGGAGACAAAGATTACCCGCAGGCTCCGTTTACTACTGTGTATACAAGTAGAGAAATAGTAAAAGAGTATGGAGATGCGGCCCTATGGTGTTCAGGATTAATTGAATTAGGTTTGAATGCTTTTGAAAATAATCTGTGGGCAGCATGCGATTATATTACCCTTGAACAAGAAGGAGAAAAAGACTCAGAGGACAAAAAGTTATTTGCATTAAAAATGCATAGATTTGCTAATAAGTATTTCGATGGAGACTTGAAGCGTGTCACATATTGCATGAAAGATGTATATAATTGGAAACGATACAAAGATCTCTTTGAGAGCTTTACTAAGGTTGATTACACACAACTACTGGAAACTGAGGATAATACCGTAGGAATAGAGGAAATTAGTTGTGCCGGTGGCGCTTGTCTAATTTAACCTTCTTCCGAAAGGTAAACAATTGAGAAAGAAAACTAAACATAATAGCAGTAAAAAAGGCGATCCGTATAAAAAACCAGAAGAGATAGTCGTTGGATTTAAAAATAGATTAAAACCTAGAAGTTTAAATCAAAGAGACTATATCAGAACGGTTGCAGAAAATACTATATCTTTCTGTCAAGGGGTTCCCGGTAGTGGTAAAACACACATCGCTGTAGGTATGGCATTAGAATATCTATTAGATGAACGTGTTAAAAAGATTGTTATCACTAGACCTATAGTAGAAGCTGGTGAGAAATTAGGTTTTTTGCCAGGTTCTGCTGAAGATAAGTTACATCCATACCTATTGCCTTTATTTGATGAAGTAGATTACTTCTTACAAATGCATCATTTTAAAAAGCTTAAAGCTGATCGGCAAATTGAAATTGTGCCTTTGGGTTTAATGAGAGGTAGAAGTTTTCATGAAGCGTTTATCATCGCAGATGAGTGTCAAAATGCTTCTTACGATCAATTAAAAATGCTACTCACCAGAATCGGTATAGATAGTAAAATGGTTTTAACAGGAGATTTAGATCAATCTGACCTGCAAGCACCCAGACAAGGTGGATTAGAGTCTATTATTCATAGATTAGGAGGTGTTGACGGTGTAGGGTTTGCAAAATTAGAAACCTCAGATATTGTCCGTAATCCTATTATAGCTGACATTGTACACAGACTATGATAAATCATGAAGATTGTTTAGTTTTAAATGCTGATTATTCCCCAATCGGTATTATCGGTTGGAGAAAAGCTATGATATGGTCATTTAGATATTCACACTCTCAATATTCTGGTATAGAAATTATAGATCATTATAAAGATGATATAGTTTTAGGTGCTAATGGTCGGTGTAAAATACCTGCTGTGGTAAGAACAACTAAATATTTTAAATTGATAGGTCAACCTGTAGTTTTTTCTCGTAAAAATCTTTTTATTAGAGATGATTATTCCTGTCAATATTGTGGAGCTAAACCTCCTATAACTCAATTAACTTATGATCATGTAATACCAAAGTCTAAATGGCCATTTTCTAGAAAATCTGCTACAAGCTGGACTAACATAGTGACAGCCTGTTACAAATGTAATGCTAAAAAGGGCAATAAAACCATTAAACAAGCCGGAATGAAGCTTAGAAATCAACCGTATATTCCCAAGAAAAGCAAAAAATACTTGCATGTCAACCATCAATTGCTTACTATAAGGAAAGATATTCCAACCGAATGGGAACTTTACGTTAAAGATTTTACAACATAATGCCAACGTATACATATTTCTGTCAAACATGCAAAGGCTCTTTTGACTTAATTGCTAATATTAGTAGCTACAAGGAAAAAGAAAAATGCCCATCTTGTGATGAGATTTGTTGTAGAGATTATAATGATATGTTGACGCTTAGTAGTTCAGTAGTCAAATCTGATTCCGAACTTGGCACTGTTGGGGATTTGGCAAATAGAAATAGAGATAGATTAACAAACGATCAAAAAGCCGCCCTTGATCATAAACACAATGAATACAAAGATCACAAACTTAAAGACGAACTAGTAAAAGAACTACCCAAGGGTATGTCTAGAATGGCAAAACCTAAATACAAACCTAAATGGAGATGATATGGCATTTTACCAACAAACAGATAATATCTACAAGAGAGAAGCAAATATAAACGATGAAGATCTAACCTCTGTATTCTATACGTTGTCTGGTCAAGAAGATTCTATAGTAGATGACAAACCTGTTAAGTCTACAGAAGATGACGAAGTATACGCAAAACTGTTACAAAAAAAAGATGGATCTTACAAACATATGATTAGGACATCCGCAGATGGTAGACTATACAATCCTATGTCTATATATGGTCAAGAAAAAACAAATGATTTTTTAGATAGAGTCTGCAAATCTAATGACAAATTTAAAACAGTAAATGAAAAATCTTTTAACTGGTATATACAATTTTTAACCACTAAAAATTTAGCATGGTTTCATAATGCAGAAAGGGAGATTGAATAATGGGAAGAATTAATAAGACACAAAAATATGCTGCTATGTGGTTACATAGTCAAGGTTGGGCTGTTAGTAAGATTGCAAGTGAATTAGAGTTGACAGATTCACAAATTAAAAATGCTGTTAAGGGATCGCAACAACAAGCAAGCGGTATTAAAACAAAATCATCTGTAGTGTCTAAAGATCCAAACTCAAAGAACTTAATGATTACAGAAAGCAATTCTGGCAAACATAATGTAGCAGTGATGACCAAGGCTGCTTCTGAGCGTAATGACGCTGCAAGTAAAGCCCATAGACAACAAACCCCTCCCGATAACCCAAATATCTTTAGGCCCAATGGATAATAATCAAGACCCTCTCAAAGATGTAGACTTAACAGACGAAGAAAAAGCACTTCTAGAATCTATTGGTAAGAAAATTGCAGACAATATGGAGGCTGTTAAAAAAGATGTGCATGCTAATCCTGATAAGTATTTAGATAATCCTAAAATACTACAAGATGATCCTCTAGAACCAAGACACATAACAGACTATGATAGAGAAGTATATGTCTCTTTAAACATAGAAATGACAGCTATAGATGAAAATGGTAATTTTAAAGAAATATCACAACTACTTAATAACTCATATCATATACCCGTAGCATCTGGTGTTGACTATGCTGTAAAGGTACATGACTTTGTAAATAAATTTGATCAAGGATTAGGAGATTGCGCACAAAAAATTAGCATTCAAACAGATGAGCAAAAACAATAGTTATATCTCCAAATACTCTAATGGCAAATCGGTATCCGCTGCTCAATATATAACAGAGCTTATCTGTGAAAGAAAGGCACAAAAAGATAAGAAGGATTTGCATTATAGATTCTGGTTGTCTAAAGAGTGGGAAAAGTATTTTAAAAATCAAATAGGGTCTGCCCATAAATTACTTAAGACCTATTCAGATAAGGCAATTGTAAAAGCATTGCTAACACCAAAAGGTAAGAGTATTTACTCGTTGCGAGCACCCCATCTTCCTAATATGATAGAACAGGAACAAAAAAAACTGGATGCTGAAAATAAGGATTTTACCAAACAGGTAGATAGAAAATCAAAAGTTTCATATAGTAAAGCAAAGACAAAAAAAGGTATAGTTTCCAAGCTAGAGGATTTAGATAATGGCACTTAAAGAAGACATCAAAAAACAATTTGGTGATGAGGTAGTTTTATCAGGTAATTCTATTGTAGACAAAGACCAGATTATCATCCCGGTAAGTCCTGCTTTAGATTTAGGATTGGGTGGTGGAATTCCAGAAGGTAGTTTTGTTATTTTTACTGGTCAGCCTAAATGCGGTAAAACAACATCCTCATTAGATTTCACAGCTACGGCACTCAATGAAAAATATCAAGGCAACTTAAAAAAGCCTAGACAAGCATTTTATTTGAATATTGAAGGTAGATTAAAAAAGAGAGATCTACAAGGTATTGCGGGATTGGATTTGGATCGTTTTGAAATTATAGGTTCTCAACAGGGTAAAATTTTACATGGAGAAGAATACTTAGCAATTGCAGAACGCATTATTAATGAGATTCCCGGATCTATTATTATTATAGACTCATACTCTGCCCTGTGTACAGAAGCTGAAATCACATCTAGTATGGATAAAATGCAACGTGCAGATGGTGCTAAATTATTAGCTAAGTTCTGTCGTAAGGTGGCAAATGTAATTCCTGTTAACAAAAACATTGTTATCGGTATTACACACTTAATGGGTAATCCTACAGGATATGGTAAAGCTTTTAAGGAAAAGTCTGGTCAAGCAGTAGCTTATCAAACCGATGTAAAACTATGGGCTGAACAAGTAGAAGCATGGAACGAACCAGCCACAGGGCCACAAATTGGTCAAAAGGTTACATGGAAGATAGTAACCTCTGCTCTTGGTCCACCGGGAGGTAAAAGTGTTAGCTACTTACGTTACGGACATGGTATAGATGGTGTTCACGAACTAACAGAACTATGTGCGGACTTAGGTATTATTAAAAAAGGTGGTGCTTGGTACACATTAATATCTGTTAAAGATACGCCTAAATTTCAGGGAGCAGCAAAAGTTAGAGACTATTTGACAGCTAATCCTAAGGTAGCAGAACAACTACACAAAGAATTAAAGGAAATGATGGGACTGACAGTATGAGTAGGACTGTTGTAGATTTGGATGGTACAGTCGTTAAATTAAATTTATCTAGAGGTATCACTCGTGCTTCTGGTAGAAATACTAGGTCTAAATATCATGTAATAGCTAGACAATTAATCAAAGAATGTTTTCCTACTTTACAAGTGTGTGAAGAAATTACAGTGCCTCTTAAAAAAGGTAAAACAGTATATTTAGATTTTTTTCTACCTTTAAATAATAAATGCATAGAAGTACACGGTGAACAACATTATAAATTTATACCACACTTTCATCAAACTATGATGGGATTTGCCAAGCATAAACAAAGAGATAGAGAAAAACAAGAATGGTGCGAGTTAAATGATATTGAGTATATTGAGTTGCCCTATGATGAAAATGTTGAACAGTGGAAGCGGAGAATATTAAATGACAACAACCAAAACATCTAAAGAACAAGTTGAATTTTGGGATGGTGTTTTAGATGAGTACGAAAAAGGTATCGGTTTACCCAACTACTCTAACGACAGTTTACCAGAAGAAGAATTACAAGAATACTTAGTAATGAATAGAAATGTACTTGAAAAATTAGATTTGGTACAGTGTGCAGAGATTGCTTATCGAATTGGTCAGTATGGTTTCCATATTCAAAGAACACTTAATCGTGAACAGGCTCGTATGAATTGGGCTGAGAATGAAATTAAAATAACAATTGCTGATGAGATCAATAATTATAAGGGTTATGGATATATAGAAAAATCTTCTCAGGCTATAAAACATAATGATAAAGCAAATCAATTAAATAAAATTGTTACATTCGCTAAACAACGTATGGATCGTTTAACATACTTGTCCAGTGCATTAAAGAATCTTTCAGATATACTAATCTCTATACAAAGAGCAAAAGGAATGGTGAAAAATGGGTGAGAATCTTTCAGAAGCTCAAATCAAACAAATGATTGATATGTTAAAAAATATGTTGCCAGAAGAACAATCTGACGACAAAGATGAACCCGTTCAGGAAAGCCCGATTAGAACTAGAGGCAGTAGAAAACCAAAATTTGTTGAAAATAAATTTGATAGCATGTCGGAAAAAAATCTACATAAAGCAGATATTGCGATAGATCAGAAACTAAATAAGTACGGACCTACTCCTAGAACCAGAACATTTAAAGCTATAAAAGTTAAGTGTAGAGTTTGTGGCAAGACAGAAGAAATCAACCCTGTTTTATTATCAGATACTCCAGAAAGATACAAATGTAACGCTTGTGCAAGGAGTGCTGGGTAATGGTACTTTCGGATACAGCAGCAGAAAGAGCAGTATTAGCTGGAGTATGTCAATATGGAGATGATGCGTATCTTGATATTGCAGACATAGTTCAGGATACCTCTTTTACTGTTGATAGTAATAAGATTATTTTCCAATGCTTAAAAACAATTTTTGAAAGAGATCATAAGGTTTCTGTTGATGTAGCATTAATTTTCTCTACGGCAGAGGAACTAGGTCTTTCCAATGTATTTAACAAAAAAGAAGAAGTACAACACCTTAAAGCTGTTCTAGATTTTCCTGTTAATCTAGGTAATGTTCGTAAATTTGCTGCAAAAATTCGTAAACTAGAAATAGCTAGATTACTAAGAAAACAATTAGATAAAGCTCAAGATAAAATCTTAGATGTTACTGGAACCGAATCAATAGGTAGTATCCTCGGTATTGCAGAAGATACTGTGTTTGATTTTACTAACATGCTTAATGATGTGGATAACAACCCTGTGTCCATCAGCGATGACTTAGATGAATATGTGCAAGGATTAATAGATAATAAAGTAGATCAAGTAGGTATCCCTACAGGGTTTCCGGTATACGATCAAGCTATTGGTGGAGGACTAAGACGCAGTACAGTAAATGTAATTGCTGCTAGACCTAAAACTGGTAAAACATTATTGTCTGATAATATGGGTTTTCATATTGCTAATAAACTACAAATTCCTGTACTCAATATGGATACAGAAATGACCAAAGAAGATCATTTAAATAGAGTAATGGCAATGATGACAGAGATTGAGATCAATGACATTGAAACAGGTAAATTTGCACAAACACCCAATAAAGATATGAAGGTAAAACAAGCAGTTAAAGATTTAAAAAATACTAAATTATTCTATAAGTCTATTGCTGGAAAACCTTTTGAAGATCAGCTATCAATTATGAGAAGATGGCTCATTAAAGAGGTAGGATTAAATGAAGATGGTACAGCTAAAGACTGCGTAATTTTTTATGACTATTTAAAACTTATGGATAGTCAAGGCATGAGTCAAGATATGAAGGAATATCAGGTGCTTGGTTTTATGATGACTTCACTACATAATTTCGCTACAAGATACAAAGTACCTATTGTAGCTTTTATACAATTAAATAGAGACGGAATTACAAAAGAAAGTACAGACACAGCGTCGGGCTCAGATAGAATTGTTTGGTTGTGTAGTAATTTTAGTATATTTAAACGCAAAACTCCAGAAGAAATTGCTGAAGACGGAGCAAATAATGGCAATAGAAAATTGGTACCTTTGATCAGTAGGCACGGTGGAGGTCTTGATGATAACGATTATATCAATTGTAACATGAAAGGCTGGTGTGCTAAGATTACTGAAGGTCAGACTAAATTAGAAGTAATGAATAATAATAAAAGTAATGATGATGGCTTTATAGTAGAGGACGATAATGCTGATGACCAAGAAATCCCGTTTGAATGATCAAGCGAAACTTAAAATTTTGTGTGACGATCTTTGTGATAATATAGAAGATCTATTGGAACACTTTGAATTAGACTATAAAGATCATGGCAAGATGATTAGTATGGCATGTCCTATACATGAAGGTGACAACACAAGCGCCTTAAATCTATATGTTGAAGGAGATACTTATAGAGGTAATTGGAAATGCAGAACACACGGATGCGAAAAATGCTTCAAGGGATCTATTATAGGTTTTGTTAGAGGCTTACTCTCAAATAAAAAGTATCAGTGGAGCAAAGAAGGTGACAAAACCGCAACTTTCAAAGAGACTATAGATTTTATTACATCTTTTTTGAAAAAAGACTTAAATGATATTAAGGTGTCTACTGAAACCAGAAACAAAAGTAGATTTACTAATGCTGTTAATCAAATTAAGAATAGTGTTAAAATAGATACAACTAATTGTTTAACTAGAAATCGCATTAGAGGTTTATTAAAAATTCCAGCACAATACTATGTTAATAGAGGGTTTACTCCAGCCGTTTTAGATAAGTATGATATTGGACTCTGCGACAACCCCGACAGAGAAATGTACAATAGGGTTGTTGCTCCTATTTATGATCCTGAATACCAATATATGATAGGGTGTACGGGTAGGAGTATTTTTGAAAAATGTGATAAATGTGGATGTTTTCATGATCCTAATAATAACTGCCCAGAGGATCATCAGAAATATCTATATTCTAAATGGAAACATAGTGCAAATTTTAAAAGTCAAAATTCTCTATATAACTTTTGGTTTGCTAAAAAGCATATCCAAGAAACAGGCGTTGCTATTCTAGTTGAAAGCCCCGGTAATGTTTGGAAATTAGAAGAAAATAATATACATAATAGTGTTGGTATTTTTGGAGCAGCATTAAGCGACCGTCAAAAAATTATCCTAGACTCGTCTGGAGCAATGACTATTATAGTTTTAACTGATAATGATGATGCTGGCAGAAAAGCAGCACAACAAATTAAAGAAAAATGTCAAAATACATATAGAGTATTTATACCCTCTATTACCAAAGCCGATATTGCAGATATGACTTCAGAAGAAATTGATACGGAAATCAAAAATTACATAAGAGGCATAGTATGATTATAGCATTTGCTGGTAGAAAACAGTCAGGTAAAACAACATCTGCTGAATTTGTAAAAAACATTTTTGAAAATCGTGGACTAGGTGTGGGAACAATATATAATTTTGCTGACCCTTTAAAAAAAGATGTATGTATGAATGTATTTGGCTTAACATATCATCAATGCTATGGTTCCGATGAGTCAAAAAATGAATTAGTAGATTGCTACTGGCCAGATACAGATCAGCAAATGACAGCTAGGGAAGTTATGCAATATGTAGGAACTGATGTTTTTAGGAAAATACAACACAATGTATGGGCTAGCGCTACTATTAATAAAATTAATTTAGAAAAACCTAATCTAGCAATTATTGCAGACTGCCGATTTCCCAATGAAGTTGAAGCTATTAAAAATAACAATGGGATAGTTATCAAACTTAATAGAAACCCATACAACTCAACACATGCCAGTGAAGAGTCATTAGACGCAAACAACTATAGTCCAGAAAACTTTGATTTGGTCATTGATAATGGCGAATTATCTATTGGAAAGCAAAACGAAATTATTCATGATTTTCTAATAGACAAAGGAATTTTACCATTATAGTAACATACATTAGAAGTAGTTCATACGGTACACATTCCATGTGTCCTATGCAATACTTTATAGAATATAATCTAGGTCATAGATCACCATCTAATAAAAAAGCAGACAAAGGAACTATTGTACACAAAGTTCTAGAAATTTTAGCTTTTGTTAAATTAAATATACAAAATAATAATAGATATTTTGAAGACGATATTATAGGCCCTGTAGATATTACAAACTATAATTTAGATCATATGATAGAAAAGGTCTATCACTATTATACCTCTCAGTTTACACATCACAAGTGGACAGATAGAGATTATAAAGATTGCCACAAATGGGTCTACAAAGCTATCGAATATGGTGATGGGATGTTTGATCCTAGAAATAGAGAGATAGTTGAACCTGAACAACACTTTGATATAACTATAGATAAAGAATGGGCTAAATATAGCTACGATACCAAAGAAGGACATCTAGAAGGACAACTGTCTATTAAAGGTACAATTGATTTAATTACTAAAGTTAATGATAACACATATGAAGTTATAGATTGGAAAACAGGTAGAAGACTAGATTGGGCTACGGGTCAAGAAAAAACTCTTAAAAAATTACATAATGATCCTCAATTAATGCTATATTATTATGCGGTACATCAGCTTTATCCTGATATTGAAAATATTATGGTATCTATTGATTTTATTAATGATGGTGGTATGTTTTCTGTTTGTTTTAGTAAAGACAATCTATATCAAGTAGAAATGATGCTCAAAAGAAAATTTGAAGCCATTAGAGATACAACCAATCCACCGCTTAATAAAAGTTGGAAATGTACTAAGCTATGTCATTTTGGCAAAACTACTTTTGAAAATAGTCCATATCTTCCAATAGTTGAATATAGAGAGGGACAACTAATGAATATGGGAGATACAATGACTAAGTGTGAACAAATAAAACATGACGTAACTATAAAAGGTATGGATAATGTGATTGACGAGTATCAGGCTGAAGGCTATAATATAGGACACTACAAGGCACCGGGAAGTGCTGAATAACTTTGGGATGGTAAAATGAAAAAATATACTCCTTTACATGTACACAGCATGTATAGCTTATTGGATGGCTTATCTAAGCCAGAACAAATCGCTGCTCGTTGTCAAGAGATAGAAGCAACTTCTTGTGCTTTAACAGATCATGGTAATATAGCGGGTGCAATCAAGTTCTATACAGCCATGAAGAAAAAGGGCATTAAGCCTATCTTGGGTTGTGAACTATATATATCTGAACATGATGCTACTATTAAAGATAAAGAAAACAGATCTTTAACTCACTTTTTAGTATTAGCCAAAAATTATGATGGCTGGAAAAATCTTATTCGTATAGTTTCAGAATCTAATCGTCCAGAACACTATTATCATAAACCTCGATTAGATCTTAATAAATTAGGTGAAATGATTGATGGTAACATGATAGGAATATGTGGCCATCTAGGTTCTACTCTTGCTAATAAGCTTGTAGAAAATGACACAATAATTTCCGATTGGAAAAAAGTTGGAACCAACTATATTAATCAATTTAAGGATATTTTTGGTAAAGACAATTTCTTTTTAGAAGCACAATTAATGGATAGAGACAATCTTGATGTTCAATCAAATCTAACTGACTGCATTAGAGAACTATCTCAACACACTGACACTAAAACTATTTGTACCCCTGACGCACACTATTGTCGTAAATCCGATGCTGTTGATCAAAGAATCTTGCTTTGTAATAATTTGAAAACTACATTTACAGAAATCAATCGTAAACTTAGTACAGATGAATCGGTACCTATGGGATGCTTTTTTACTTCTGATAACTATCATATTCTTTCACAGGAAGAAATTAGAGAGCTGCACACAGAAGAAGAAATAGAAAATACTAATTTAATAGATTCATTGTGCGAAGAGTATGACATTTTAAGTAAACCTAATCTTCCACCTTTTTCTTGTCCAGAAGGCTATGATGATGCTGAATACCTAAGACAACTATGTAGAGATGGATGGAAACAAAAAATTGCTAATGATGTACCAGAATCGGAACATTCAACATATGTCGATAGAATTAAATACGAACTAGATGTGTTACAAGGTGCTGACCTGTCTAGCTATTTTTTAATTGTGCAAGATATAGTCAATCATGTTCGTGAACAAGGATGGTTGCCGGGGCCGGGTCGAGGTAGTGCTGCTGGTTGTTTAGTATCATATTTGATCGGTATTACAGACATTGACCCTATTAAATATAATCTGATGTTTGATAGATTTTACAATGCAGGACGTAATACTGCTGAACACATATCTATGCCTGATATTGATGTGGATGTACCTATCAATAAAAGAGAAAAAATTATCCAATATATCAAAGATAAGTATGGAGAAAATAAAGTTTCGCAAATGATTACCTTTAATACGATCAAGGGTAGGGGAGCACTTAAAGATGTTTTAAGGGTTTATGGTAATGTATCTTTTGCTGAAATGAATGATATTACTAAAAACATTCCTGATGAAGCTAGGATTGCAGATCAATTACAGGAAATGAAAGAAGATACTGGAGAAGCATCAATTATTAGATGGACATTAGAAAATAATTCGGATAAATTAAAAGATTGGTGTTCTGTAGATAAAAAAGGAGAACTGCAAGGACCACTTGCCAAACGCTTTGAACAGGCTATAAGATTAGAGGGAGTTAAGTCTAATCAGTCTAAACACGCGGCTGGGATTGCTATTAGTTCTCAAGCACTAAGCGATGTGTGTCCTATGGTGTATGATTCAAAAAATAAACAAATGATTGCTGGCATGGAAATGCAAGACTTAGAATCGATTGGGATTATTAAGTTTGATATATTAGGAATAGCTATGCTAGATAAAATCATGACAATTCAAGACCTACTAAAAGAGGAGACCATATAATGAAACAGAAATTTAAAGACATTGCCGTTGGAACAATGTTTATGGATGGTGACCAAAAGTTGGTTAAAATTAATGATATTAGGGTAACATGTTGTAAAGTGTTTAATGCAACTAAATTTGATGACCCTAATCAAAAACATTTCATAGTACCTATTCATGAGGTGGAAGTTATAAAAAATGATTAATTATAATAAAATTTGCGTATTTGATTTTGAAACAGATGGAGTAAATCCAGAGGTTTGTAGTCCAGTGCAATTGGCTGCTGTTATGGTTGACCCTATGAAATTAGAGGTTATACCTAATTCTGAATTTAATATACATTTTAAACCAGAAACCATAGCTAAAGACCCAGATTATGAATATACAACAGATGTGGTAGATTTTCACGCAAAGGTTGCTGGTTGTTCTAAAGCAGATATAATGGACAAGTGGAGAAGCTATCCTGCTCAAGAACATTCTTGGAAAATGTTTGTAGACTATCTAGATAAATATCATACTAGATCCTCTAAGAAAAGTAAGTTTTCTGCACCGATTGCTGCTGGCTATAATATTTATAGATTTGATTTACCTATAATTGATAGATTGAGTAATAAATATGGTAACATTACTAAAGAAAAGAAAACAGATATATTTTTCCCCAGAGATGTTATTGATATTATGAATTTAGTTTTTTATTGGTTTGAACACAATGGAGAACTTAAAAGCTATACTCTTGATTCGCTAAGAGATTATTTTGGAATTTCTAAAGAAGGTGCTCATGATGCCCTAAAAGATATTCGTGATAGTGCGGAAGTTATGGTTCGTTTTATGAAATTACACAGAAAATTGGCAGCTAATATTAAGTTTAAGGATTCTTTTAAGTAATGGATAAATATAAATTTGATTGTGGATGTTCTTTTAGGGTTTTGTCTAAAGATCCTTTAAAAATAGATTTTGATCCAATTCACGATGACATTAATTTTAATTGTAGTAAAACATGGGACTTGCTATCCGATGGTAATACTAAAGGTTGTTTCCAGTTGGAGACTAGACTCGGTAAGTCTATGTCTAAGAAACTAAAGCCAGAAAACGTAGAGCAACTTTCTGCTTTAATTAGTATTCTTAGGCCCGGATGCTTAGAAGCTATTAGAGATGGTAAAAGTGTTTCTAATCATTATATAGATAAAAAGAATGGTGAAGAATCTGTGGATTATTATCATCCTGCACTAGAGCCTGTATTAAAAACTACTTACGGCGAAATGATTTATCAAGAACAAGCTATGAATATTGCTAAACAAATTGCTGGTTTTAATTTGCAAGAAGCAGATAACCTTAGAAAAGCTATCGGTAAAAAGAAACCAGAAGAAATGGCTAAATTGAAAAAGAAATTTATTGCAGGTGCTAAAAAACTTAAAATAGTTAACTCCGATGAAGCTGAAGAAATCTTTGGATGGATTGAAAAAAGTCAAAGATATAGTTTTAATAAAAGTCATGCTGTCAGCTACGCATACAACGCTTACTTGTCAGCATATACCAAAGCGCATTTTCCTAAAACATTTTTTGCTTCCTATCTTAGATTTGCTAAAGATAAAATAGATCCAAAAGCAGAAATTAAAGCATTAATACAAAATGCTATGGAAATGGATATAAGCGTAGCTGTTCCAGATATTAGAAACATGAATCCCCTCTTTATTATGAAAGATCAACAAATTTATTTTGGTCTGACAGATGTAAAAGGTTTTGGAAATTCTGTATTTAAGAAACTTACCAATTTAGTATCAGAACAACAAATTGATTTTAGTAAAATTACTTGGTGCGAACTGTTATTTAATATTTTACTGAATATTAACTCTACAGCAGCTAAGGCTTTAATTACTAGTGGTGGTGTGGATTTTGTAAAAAATACTAGAACCTCTATGCTTTTTGATTATAGCATAGCCAGTGAACTTACAAAAAAAGAATCAGAGTTCGTTATTAATAATTTATCATCATGTAACAACCTGTATGAATGTATTTACAAATTATATCATGAGCATAAAATTACATCCCGCAGAAAAGATAAAGTTTTAGGTTTGCTAAATACTATGGAAAATCCACCGTACTCTTTAGAAGATAGTCCTGAGTGGCTTTCTGACGCGGAAGAAACTTCTTTGGGTTGTAGTATTACTTGTTCTAAAGTAGATATGTATGATGTTACTATGACTAATTGCAATTGTAAAGAATATAAAAATACACTATTAAATGATATGATTATATGTGGAGAGATATCTAGTTTAAGTGTTACCAAAACTAAATCTGGTAAAAACCCTGGAGCAGAGATGGCTTTCGTTTCTTTATCTGATAGCTTCGGTATGATTGATAGTGTTATATTTTTTCCAGAAGCATACAAACAATACAGAAATATACTATTTGACAACAATGTTATTATAGTCAAAGGTAATAAGAGTAGAAACGGAGACTCACTTATCGTCCAAAAGGCTTTTATACCCAAAACTTGACATAATATCAGTAAATAGTATTATATGGTATCTTCACCTTCAATCAGGATAAGTTTTACGAGATTTCTTAATTTAGGTGAGGTGTAAAAAATCTCTTTTGTGTTCGATTGGTTTTTAATTTTTTTAGGAGGAAATGATGAATATTAATCTTCTTCGAGGTAATCTTGCTCGTGATCCTGAAGTGCGTCAAGTCAATACCAATGGCAAGCAAACTTCAGTAGTCAATTTTACTATTGCAGTATCTAGGGAATATACTAAGTCTAATGGAGAGAGAGATAAGATTACTACTTTTGTCCAGTGCGAAGCATGGGACACTGGTGCAGAAATTATCGGAGAATCTTTCAAGAAGGGTGACTTGGTTATGGTCGAAGGATCTCTTAGGAATGATTCGTGGGAGAAGGATGGTGTTAAGCACAACTCTCTAAAGGTTAGAGTTAATAATTTTTCTAAGATTACTAAACTTTCTCGTCAGAAGAAAGATCAATCTCAAGAAAAGGTGGCGTTCTAAGTTGTGTGTAATTTATCGGGTGTGTGATGGCGCACCCGGTAAATTATTTCTTTTTATAATAAAAATATGCAAAATAAAAAACTAAAAATTCTAATGGTTTCAGAAGCAAGCTTTTTAAGTTCTGGTTTTGGAACCTATACCAAAGAAATACTTAGCAGACTATATGCTACAGATAAATATGAGATAGCAGAATTTGCTTGCTATGGTAAGGTCAATGATCCTAAAGATAAGGATATACATTGGAGATACTATGCTAATGCTGTAGGTAGTGAAGATCCCAGATCTAAAGAATATAATTCTAGTATGGAAAATCAATTTGGTCGATGGCGATTTGAAAGAGTACTACTAGATTTTAGACCTGATGTAGTTATTGATGTTAGAGATTATTGGATGAATGCCTATCAGCAATTTTCTCCGCTCAGACCATTTTTTCACTGGATATTAATGCCAACAGTGGATTCTGCTCCACAACAAGAAGATTGGATTGATACCTTTATGCATGCTGATGCTATCTTTACATACTCAGATTTTGGTAGAGATACTTTAGCAGATCAGAGTAATAATAAAATTAACTATATTGATACTGTATCACCCGGTGTTAGTTTAGACATATTTAAACCACTACCTAATAGACAAGAAGTAAAAAAGGCTTTAGGTGTAGATGATAAGTTCATTATCGGTGGGGTTATGAGAAATCAAAAAAGAAAACTCATACCAGAACTATTCGCTGCATTTAAACAACTATTAAATAAAATGCAAGAAGAAAATAATCCAATAGGTGAAAAACTATTTTTGCATTTACACACAAGCTATCCTGATGCTGGATGGGATTTGCCTAAGCTATTAAAAGAATATGAAGTTGGCAACAGAGTACTATTCACCTACTCATGTAAAAATTGTGGATTTTTTAGACCTTCAAAATATTCACATCCACTATCTGTTTGTCCTAAATGTGGCTCAAAATCTTTTTCCATGCCTAATGTTTCTAGTGGGTTATCTCAAACTGATCTAAACGTCATTTTTAATACCTTTGATTTTTATGTGCAATATGCTATCTGTGAAGGTTTTGGTATGCCTCAAGTTGAAGCTGGTGCTGCTGGTGTCCCTATAGCATCTGTAGACTATAGTGCCATGAATGATGTTGTTAATAAATTAAATGGCTATCCTATTAAAGTCAATCAGTTCTTTAAGGAGTTGGAAACACAAGCCATTAGAGTATATCCTGATAATGATAGTTTCGTAGAAATACTTACTGAATATTTAAATTTACCAGATGTACTGAAAGAACAAAAAAGACATGAAACACGACAACTAGTAGAAAAATATTATAATTGGGATGATATTGCAAAGAAATGGGAGACTTACCTAGATAACATTAAGCTAACTGGCTTACAAGGACAGTGGGATCAAAGGATACCTCCTATACAACCAACAGGAGATTTAAATAAAGATGGTAATGCATACGATGTTCTGATCAATTGGATTTCTACTAATATGCCTCATCATCAAATTAGCACATCAATCTCAACACTAAATATGATTAGAAATTTAGATTATGGTTTTGCTATTAATGGTATGCAAACTCAAAACTATAATATGGACAACGTTAAAAGTAATCTAGAGATCATGATCAATAATCATAATACTGCTATGATAGCAAAAGATCAACCTGATAAAATGAATAAAGAAGATTATATAGAGTATGCAAATATGAAGGATCAAACTAAATGAACGGTTTATTTATAGGACCATATCGACAAAATGACGGCTGGGGTATGGCATCTAGAGATTATATAAAAGCTATCTCAACACAAATACCTAATTTGACTACTCGACCAGTATATTTTATTAATAATGTTACTGATGTATCTAAGCAGATATCTCAATACGAATCATCCCGATATAAAAATTACGACATAGTCTTTCAAAAAACATTACCCCATTGTATTGCCCCCAATAAAACTATTAAGAAAAATGTTGGATTATTTGTTTTAGAAACCAATGATCTTTCAAAATCTATGTGCATCAATAATCTAAATAACATAGATGAGATTTGTGTACCATCAAAACAAGAAGCCAAATGTCTATCAATTTCTGGTGTAACCACACCCGTTAAAGTTGTATCAGAACCAATTGATGTAGAATTTTATCATAAAAATAAAGAGCATAAAATTAGTTTTAGTCCTAAAATAGACAAAACATTTAAGTTTTACTCTATAGGTGAATTTATAGAAAGAAAAAACTTATTAGACTTAGTAGCTGCATTTCATTTAGCTTTTAAATCTACAGACAATGTATCATTAGTATTAAAAACTAATCGTCCCGGACTTAATCCAAAGCAGAGTTTAGACTATGTAAAACAACAAATTACAGAAATTAAAAAACAATTAAATATAAGTAACCAATATCAGTCAGAGATTATAATCACAGATAGACTATCCGATGAAGATATGGTAGGCTTACATAACGCTTGTGATTGTTTTGTAATGCCTTCATACGGTGAATCATTTTGTAGACCAGCAGCAGAAGCATTAATTCTAGGCAATACCCCTATCGTTACAGACCATACTGGTATGATTGATTTTATTAACAATGATAATGGATATATTATCAATAGTAAGAAACACCCGGTTATGCTAAAAGAACGAACATTATCAAATGAGTTTGATATATATAATGCACATGAGTACTGGTTTCAGCCCAATATTTATAGTTTGATTGAAGCTATGCGAAATGTCTATACTATGTCTAAAAAAGACAAAAAGAAATATGAGCAAAAGAAACAAATAGGTATAGACTCTTATGAACAATTCACTTATGAAACAGTAGGGAAAAAGATATGCACTTAAGTTTTGTAACTTCAAACATATTACATCAAGTTTTAGATAAAGAAATAAATATAGTATACAATCCCGTGTCGAATATATTTGATAAAATATTATTTGCTACTGGTAATAATTTTTTTGTATTTGGAGATTATAATCCGCATTCAGAAAACTGTGTATCTTACTCTAATGAATATATAGACTTAAGAAATTATGACCTATATCTACACACAGGTATTGCTACGTCAAATACAAGCACTATACCTTTAACACTACATGCTAATATGGTTATTTTTGAGCACAATTTTAGAGATGCCAACCTTAAGAAAGAAGACCTAGCAATACTTAATCAAAGAACACAAAAATATAAAAAGATATTTTTTAATGAACAACATCAAAATAGTTGGGGGTTAACTAATTCCACAACAATTAATTATGGTATACCTGAAATATTTAAATCAGATATAGATTATAAAGAACGTAAGAATATATTAATCAACAGCAAAAAGAATCCACAAGCTGCGGATCAATTAAAAGATCATCTAGAATCTCAAGGTTTAATCTGTGGATTACTAGATGATAGACAATCACTCGATCAAATGAATGTTCAATTAAATAATTATCAAATATTAATCAATCTAGATGATGACCATCTATTAAACCTTATTGCTGCACAATGTGGTTGTTACGTACAGAGAGTTTCTAACAATCCGGAAGACATACCTAATAACTTTAAATATAATGATATTCCTAGTTTAGTGCAGGATGTGCCAAATATAATTACTAAAGAAGATAATAATTTAGACTCTATTAATAAATATATAGATGAAAAACATAACTTCAATCTATTTAAAATTAAAATTTCTGATATTATTGAATCATCAGCAAAGAGAGAGGCTTTTATACTATGATTAAAAATTTGAATGTTGTAGATGTTATAGATGACTCTAATCCTAAAAATATGAATAATATTGACGCAGAGCAATTGAAGGGTGTGACCAATGGATTTGTTGAGCATATAGATTGTTTATGTTTAGATCAACTAGAACTTAAAGAAAGAAATGATCTAATTGTACTTATGTCAAATAAATTATCTAATAAAGGTGTGTTATCCTTAAAGATATTAAACTTAAATTTACTAGCTAATCAGATTGATAAAGGTGGAATTAATGGTCAAAAGCTTTCAGAAATATTGCCACACATAAAGTCTGTCTGGTCTACACAAGAGTGTGATGATGTTATTAATCAACTAAATTTAAAAACCAAAGGCATGTACTACGATTATATATATACTATATACCAACTAGAAAAATAACATGAAGATTGCTTGTTGTATTTTATCTTATAACATCACAAAAGGCATGAAGTCTTTCGGTCCTATAGGAATGTTAAAAAAAAATAAAAACTCCAAAGAACTAATATTACATCAAATAGAAAATTTACGAAAAATTTTTGGAACAACAGATATCTATGTAATTACTGGCTTTGGGGAAGATAAGATATATAAAAAACTTGAATCAAAAAAATATGTTAAAACAATATCGAATGATGAATATACTGATAAAAACTACGGTTATGCTGTCAAGTTATTTTTAGATAAAATTAAAGAAAACATAGATGATTACTATGGAGTATTTTTTGTAGACTGCAACATATTGATTAAAAAACTCAAGAATAAAAAAAGAAATAATTCTTGGTTAGTCGCACAAAAACACAAGAATACTAAGAAGAATAACAAGATAGATTTTTTAGGCATAAATTCGCAAGACCTACATTTAAAATATTTGTTTTACAATATAGGTAATATGAGTTGGTGTAAAAGTTTTTATTTGACGCAGACTGACATGAAGACTATGATAGAGTGTACTGATAATTATCACGACAACATGTTTTTGTTTGAAATTTTAAATCAGTCAGTAGAAAAACTGAATCTTGACATAGGTATTAATCAAATTACTTCTAGTCAAGACTATGTAGAAATTCGCGGCATAAAGGACAAGAATAAAATCAAATGATAACAATAGCATCCCATGATGGCGTTAATAATATTGTTAAAGCTATAAATAAATATTTAATTAGATCCTTAAGTCAAGACAAAAACAGTCAAATGATTTTTGCTTCTTTACATGGTAAGCTTTTCTCCATGTATAATCAACATAAACCAAATTACTTAATTTGGCCAGTATCTGAATACACTCAAGAATTACAAGATTTTATTACAGAATATCCTGTTGGTATTAAAATTATATTGATTGTGGATGTAGCTATACCACAAGATGAACTGAATGCGTTTTTAAATTCAAGAAATAATATTGCTATAGTTCTTAATAGTAACATTTCTACAGAATATAGAAATACAATTAGTAAGTATGGTCGTATGTACGACGATGAAGTTTATCACGCATCTGAACTAGATCGTAATGATAAAATTGTAACATTACTTTCTACAGATAACGATAAAAATCACCGCATGCTTGATGAGATTATATATCCTAATAATGAACATGACCATAAAATAATTGTACTCAATAATCCTGAATTTCAATCGCCTGTAAATCTTGGTATATTTAATTATAATGATTTAGCATTTATATTACAAACTTTTAGTGGGGTTGTCGATATAGATCGTACTTTTGAACTGGAGTCTCAAGTATGTGGGATTAAATATTTTAATATTGAGGACGGTAATATTTTAGATGCTATAAACAATAATAAATGCCACACACCGATTGAAGACATAGCACAACATACGTATAAAAATTTTGTCGAGCAAAAACTCTTGCCACAACTTAGGGAATAACTATGAATATAGGATTTTATCTATTAGATGTAGATACTCAAAATCAAGAACATCAAACAATATTAAATAGTATTAATCAGCTTTGTAGCAATAGACCATATGACAATATAGTTTTATTTAATAATAAATTCAATGCACTTGATGTGGATCACAAGTATTATATATTACACATAAGCGAAGCTAAATATTTTAAAGGTATACTGTTTGTTTTTGACATCAAAAGCGCTATGCTAACAAAAACTTTCCCTGCTCCTAAAAAACAAATATTACATGTTGGAAAACCTACATGGACAGAAAAAAATAATATACCATATAAATTTTGGCACGACATATATATGGACGATAACTTTGAATTAATTACCGATAATAGGGATATGTATGAACTTTGTGATACTTGTTGGAAAACCCCTATTGCTAATGTTTTAAACTTTCAGCCGAAAGATATAGAAAATGTCATACAAAAATTATAGCAGTTATTCTGACTACGATAAAAAACAAATTATCGAAAAAATGTATGTTAAAGAAAAATTAAGTTTTTCTTCTATTGCTCAACAACTTAGCACCTACGCTAATAAAATTAGAAGAGACGCTATTAAATATAAGATACCTATCAGAGACAAAAGCCAAGCACAATCCAATGCTTTAGCTACAGGTATACACAAGCACCCAACAAAAGGAACAAAGAGACCAGAAACAACAAAAAACAAAATTGGTAAGTCTGTAATGGACGCTTGGGATAACATCGACGAAAAAGAATTAGCAAGACGTAAACGCAATTCTAAAAAAATATGGAACAGTTTAAGTGACGATGAAAAACAGAATCGTTTAAATTTAGCTAATCAAGCAGTTCGCAATAGCAGCAAAACAGGATCTAAGTTAGAACATTATCTTTTAGAAGAACTAATTAAGGATGGTTACAAAGTAGATTTTCATAAAGAGCAAATTTTATCGAATACAAAGTTGCAGATAGACCTCTTCTTGCCTACTATGAATATAGCACTAGAGGTTGACGGGCCTTCTCATTTCTTACCTGTATGGGGAGATGATGTGCTAGCAAAAAATCAAAAGTATGATAAAAAGAAAACAGGTCTAATTATAGGCAAAGGATTGAAACTGATTAGGGTTAAACAAATTCATGACTTTTCAAAATCTAGAGCTGCCGTTCTATATACTAAATTAGTTAAAGCAATTAATAAAATTGAAAGTTCTAACATTAAATCTATAGAAGTAGAGGATTAAAATGCCAAGGAAAAAAGCAGAAACAGTTGAAGAAGTAAATACAAATGTAACACCTAATGATCTAGGGTGGACTGACCATGTTTTAGAATTATTATCCGATGATGAGAAAATCAAGGGAAATCCTACTACAGATGGTTTGCGTAGAGTTTTTGAGATTGCTCTAAATTGCACAGTAATTAAGTCAGAATCCACTGTAGAGCAAACTCCTGATCTAAATAACGCCAATAGAGGCACAGTATCGCATTCTCTGACATATGTTTTAAATGATAGCGAAGTTGATCCAGCTATTAAAACCAAGACCGTAAATGGGGCAGCAGACGTCTATTGGGGTAATTGTGATAAAATTTTTAGAAATCATCCTATTGCTGTAGCTGAAACTAGAGCAGAAGGTAGAGCGTTACGTCGAGCCTTAAAGCTGCGTAAGGTTGTTGCAGCAGAGGAATTAGCTGATGAAATTGAGGATGATATTGATGGTAACACTGTTGGTAAAATGAGTTCTAATCAAATTAATTTTATTGATGTGTTAGCTAAGCGTCTTAATATTGATGTATTAAAACTAACCGATAAGCTTGACTTTTCTTACGATACTATTTATAATATTAAACATGGGGAAGCTGTATCTCTTATACAAGAGCTGAATGCCTATCAACAAGATACAGATTCTGTTCCTGAAGGTATCACAGGCTATAAAGAATGGAAATAATATGAAGGTTCTATTTAAACCTAGCGACAAGCTAACTTTTGAAATTGAAGGTGCTGGACAGAAAGAAATTTTTAAGGGTCTAGCAATGGTTCAGGAAGTTTTTTCTGAGGCAAAGTGTGGTGTGTGCGGTTCTGAAAATATTAAATTTGTTGTAAGAACTGTGGAAGGTAATGATTATTATGAACTAAGATGCATGGACTGTGGCGCTGCATTATCGTTTGGTCAGCATAAAAAGGGCGGAACACTCTTCCCTAAGCGTAAAGATGAAAATGGCAATTGGTTAGAGAATGGTGGTTGGCACAAATGGCAAAAAGATCAAGGTTCAAAGAAGTAATAAAAAAAGGTTATGATCGTGGTATATGGCAAAGTGCTATTATACACGAATTGGTATTCATAATTCTTATTTTAATAGCTATAGATGTACCTGCTATAGATAGGATCACTCCTATATCTCTTAGTTTTAGTGATCCTAAACCTGTATTAACTATGGAGCCTGTATTATCTCTAGATTTTGATTCTGTCGACAAAAATATAGAAGAAAGTATTGCGTCAAATTCTTCTACTATATCAGAAATTTTTGATGCTGAAACACCCAAGCTAGTCCAAGAGCCAGAACTAGAAACACAAGAGACACCCCAATCTACCAGTAAAATGGAAATTGCAGACATAGACCCTAAGGATTTAGTCTCTGAGCTGGTAACAAAAGTTGAGGATGAAAAACCTACTTTATTTGATAAAAAACCATCAAAATCTAAAGTAAATAAAAAGGGTCAATCTCAACAGGTTGCATCCTCTAATACAGGAAATGCTTTGACTAGACTAATCAGGTCTGGTACTACACTCGGTGATGGTATTCCTAGATCGTTATTAGGAATGGGTAATGGTTTAAGTTCTGGTGGTAAAGCAGGTGATGCTGAAGCTAGATTAAAATTTTACGGAGCCAAAACTGGCGATATACAAATATCATTAATATGGAATACTGTAGATGATATAGATTTACATGTGAGTGATGGTGTTCAAATCATTAGTTGGAAACGTCGTAGAAGTGTTACAGGTGGGATGTTGGATATTGATATGAATGCTCGGGGTCCTCAAAGCAATAAACCTATAGAAAATATTTTCTGGCCTTTTAATACTGCTCCTAGAAGTCATTATGTAGTAGCAGTTCACTTTTTCCGTGCTTGGACCAACAATAGATCAGTTCCTGTCAAAGTCAGAATTAAAACAAATAAGGGTGTCTCTTACTACGATGTTGTTGCGAAGAAAGGTGCTGGTATTCAGCAAGTGATACAATTTTCTAACTAATCATTCACTGGACCCCATCGACCATCAGGACACATTGATTCTTTTTTAGCTAATTTGTTCATATAGTTTTTCTCTCTAACTATATGGCAACCACAAAGAGTGCAAGCATCATTTTCATAATATTCACATCTATTACAAATAGCTAATCTATCGCTAATTTGTTCATCTGTACACAGTGTTTCTTCTGCTGGTGCCTCATCAGGAGGAGGGGCGTAAGCGTCTAAGTCATTATGTTTTGCTATAACCTGTTGAGCCAAAGCATCTATCTCAGCTTGAGTTTTAATATTAACAGGTTTGCCAGTAACACCCTTACCATCCAATTCCTGATTAAATACTGTTTGAGAATATGAAAAGCAAGTTATTTTAGCATCAGGATCTTCTAAGGCTAATGTTAAATCACAATTAGAACATTTATATATTTTTTTATTCTTAAATACTTCGCCAGTTGGTTCAAATTCACAATACATTATTTATACCCATGTTTCTTTAGGTCTTTGTCTATTTAAAAATACTGAAGCATTCCAATTTGGAAATGAATTATTAGCAGCCCAGCATTGCCAATCATCATAATTACATATAGTTTGTTTGTCATCATAACTATTATAGTCACTGACATTACTATCGCAAGCAGACATACTAAATACGGGAGTTGTGGTTATATAAGATGGTATAGAACTAGGTCGAATATATCCATCATGTTCTGCTTTTAAAAATCTATCAGGAAACTGATTAAATTCACAATTATCTACTGGATTATTAGTACTTACAATTGGTCCATAGCCACTTGTGTTAAATACTACCTCAGAATCACCATCGTCAGCAGATTGTGTACTAGTAATTGTCGCGGTTGTTTTATATTTATACTGAATATATGCTACTGTATAAGTCATAGTAAAACTTCCAAATTGAGTATTATTAATACCTGCTTGTCTAACTTTACCATATGTCTTAGTATAATCATAAAATTTAAGCTCACATGATCCTGGTACAACACCTTCAAAAATTTCGTCTTCTGGAATATCTGTTACTACTTGACAAGCCTGCGTTGAGCCACTAAAAGGACCAACTACATATGAAGTCGTACTACCTTGTCTAATAGTTGAACCAAGCGTATTATTAAAAGATCTAATTATTCCGTTTTTCCAAATTGTATATTCTAAGAATGACGTTGGACCACCAAGACCACCACCAGTTGGACTACATGAAACAGTAGCTGCACCACTACCCGGCTTTGGGGCTCTCGTATTTTCGTCGTATAGACCATTCCTATATCCTGCTCCAGCACGAACGATTTTACCATTATGACAAGCTATCCAAGGAGCACCACTACCATCACACAAAGTAGCCATATGACCACTATTACCATAACACGGAGGCATTGCTCTACCAAAATCGTCACGACCATCTGATGGACGTATAGCAGTTACCGTTGGTTCCACACCTGGTCCGCCATGTATATTACCATGTCCGTTGTGACCAAGAACACACACTGCGGTGTATGTTTTTGTACTAAACTTTTTGCTTTGACGAGGAACTATAATATTAGCGTCATTGCTACAGTCTACATCACAAGAGGTGTTAAGATTTTCACTAACTGTATATCCAGCAGGTAAATTTACCGAAACACTAGGACAACCATTTACACTAAGATCAACACAATAAGTTTTACTTCCTCCGGATTGACCTACTACTCCATTAGACAGTGTAGCTTTATTATCAGGTAACACTATAGTTAATGTTTTATTAGTAAAATTTACAGTAAAGAAATGACCGGGACAAGCACTACTAGAATATTGTGGTGCAGAGCGTGTTTTAGTCCTGATGTAAACCTTTTGTTTAAGATTAAGATCATCTTTTATGTAGTAAGATCCACATCCACGAGTGGCTTGATACATTCTCATGCTTTCAGGATGACAACCATATGTAATATTACCACCATCACCACCGCTATCATCCATATCAGTAGGAGCTGTGTCTTCTTCTGAGGGTTCCTCTTCGTCTGGTAATTCCTCATCAATTGCATCGGATTCTACATACTTATCTCTATAGGAGTGTCCAAATAAAGTAAACTTTTTAGAACAATCTTCAAAACTATATTGAACATTTAATGAGCCACCAGCACCAGCTTCTTTTTCTTCAAAAAGTTCGCAATCGGTGCAATTTTCTGCATCTTCATCTATTCTACAATATCCATAGTTAAAAGGATCTCCAGGCTGAGTTCCAGGATGACAAGGTGATCGACTAACCACAGTTCTAAATATTCTCGCCGGATTACTAATAGCCCATGCCATACCATCACTAGGATAATAGTTCCAATCGGGTCCTGTTACGTAACCATACATTCCCGGTGGTCCGCTTCCAGCAATATATCCATCTCCTAGATATTCTCTAGTAGATACTAATGATATAGTTTCTCCGTCTGCAGATGGTTCAGGAGGTGCGGGATCTGTAAAATTATCGTCGGTTCTAAATACTTGTCTAATCAAAGATTTTTCTATGTATGATGAACGATACAAAACAGTACTTACTGCTTCCGATCCTATATTACCTTCTATTAAAATATCGTCATCAGATTGTACAATAGAAAGACTCACAGAAACATTTCCAATTGAAAAAGTTACAGTGTCTCCAACTCTACGCATTCCATTGATAGTGTATGAACCCGTAGCGTTAATAGCAGCTGTGGCTTTCTTATCATAATTATATAAAATCTCATTATACAAATCTTTTGCTTTAACTTCAGGAGCAACATATCCAATTAAATCATTTTTAGTTAACGGTTTTCTATTAACAAATAATTGTTCTTTATTTATAGGGGTTTTTTCACCATATAGTATTCTAAAAAGCATTTCATTAGCATGTATATCCATGTTTTTAACAATGGTAGAATGCCCCTCATCGCCTTGGTTTGCATCGACATAGTTTTGATACATAGATGTTAAGGTCTTATTGTATTTAGGTGTTTTAGTGGTGGTGCTACAAGTTAATTCTGTATCGATAGGATTATCTAATGGTAATTCTGTTCTAACAATTTGTGTGTACCTACTATCTCCTAGAGGATTATACAGTCCCCCCTCATACGAAATAAATCCTTTTGTAGCATCAGGTAATCCTTCGTAGCTTAAAGTTCTGGGCTTACCTATTTTAAAACGAGCTTTTAGTTCTATGTCACCCAAACTTCTTATAAGACATGTAGCTCCTGTTCCAATGGATCTCTGGGGCTTACAACCATTTGGGCTATCCATATCAGACAAAACTTTTTCACGATAAAATGCACTCTCTCTATCGATAGTCTCTGTATTAAAACAGCTTAAAGTCATAGAATTCGTAACAGTATCGATTTTAGAAGGTATAATCATTCTACCTTCTCTTCTATTTGGTTGCTCCTTGATAGTCTTATCCAGCCAAAACAAAGGATTGCTGACCCTAAAAGTTTCAGTATAAAAATTTGAGTCTGGATCTGGCATATATGCTGTTTCTAATT